AATCATTTCCATCTACTTGCTCCTTTTAAAATGATAGTTATTTATATTGATAGATAGCAATGATTGCATAGGTAGTCAAGCATAAAAATAAATTTTTTTATAAATCGTCAATAATATTTCTTGAAAAAATTTGTGTAGGTTTCCTAATAACACGACCGTACTCAACTTCTTTGGCTGCCCTGGGATCATCTTCGAATAATTGTTCGGACTCATCTAGCACAGTTTTTTTGTTTAATATTTTTTTTGTATAGGCACGAAGATCGTTATAATTTTTACTTACTTTACTTAATTTTCTTTTCTTAGACATTGTCTGTAGCCGTTGTAGCCTCGTATTCTCCACGAGACATAACGCCATCAACTGTTCCGAGCCACTTACGACCTCCCGATGCAGAAAAAGAATACTTCCCGATGCGAGCTTCTCTAATAAGTTCCCGAACAATTCCATCAATACTTCTTTGTGTAAGGTTGTTTAAGACTTGTGGTGCATCATGGTCTGACGCTAGTCTTTGTCCTATAGCATCTGCACCTGACTGTTGTGTCAAAGCTCTGCCCTCCCTCTCACAGGTTGCAATCCAAGCGTATAGAGCATCCTTTTTAATCTCTCTATTTGAGCCAGAATGCAATCGTTTGATCTCTTCTGTCTTATCTTCTAATAATCCAGAGTAACTATTTCTAACAAAATGTCTAATATTTCTGTTGGCTGGTCCATTACTTTTTACAACTGCACCATCAAAACATCTATTACGTTCATACTCAGTTCCAATATCTTGACAACGTCTACGACCACTTGCCTCATCGACTTGCCACAATGCGAAGGCACATCTGACACCATCAACAAGTGCTGACGTACCTCTAATGAGCAACCTTGCTTGTTCAGGAGTATTGATAACAGTATCATCTTTAATCTTTGTCATATGGTGACACATAATCACCGAAGCTCCAGTTTCAGTTCCAATTTGAGCTAATAATCCAGTTAAAGCTGCTCCTGCAGCAGGATCTGCATTGACATCAGCATGCACAAACGAAGCTAACGGATCAAAAATAATGAGCTTCAGGTCATTTATCTGTAATAATTGTTCGTACAATTTGTTAAATTCTTCGCTGGTGCTATACCCATCTCTAGTATCCTGAAGTATTGGAAACACACCTCCTACATTCGGAAGTGACACCACACGAAGCTCATGCCTGTAGGAAAATCGCAAATTGTTCGGATCTAAACGCTCGATTCTTCTGTGCATTTCTGCTTCATCATCTTCTGCTGTAAATATAACCACGTTACCAAACTCCCCGATGGAGCTCCCAAAACTCTCCGATAAGGGCTGACCCGATGCTACTTTCATTGCTAGATCCAATGTCATCATACCTTTACCAGCATCTCCTGCTGCCGAAAAAATTATTGGTACACCTAACGGAAATGTGCCATCGACTAAAAACTTTTGTTCAGGTGCATGACCTTCGAATCTGCTGACCAGGAGGCTATCATCTAGTAAATTTATATTACGCTTTGTATGCTTGACTGTTGTATTTAAAAAATGTTGTACATCAAAGCTTTCAGATATGGCATCAACTGCATCCCAACCTTCAGGTTTACCTCTTGGTGGTGTTAATGTTGTAACCGATCTAGCTCCTGCATTCAAAGCCAGTTCCTGTACTAGTTCAGCTACCTTACGACCTGCATTGTCATTATCCCCCCATATGATAAGTTCTTTGTCCTGTAAAGGGCTAAAATCAAATCTACTGGCTGATTTACGTGATAACATCCCTGCACCACCCATAGTGCAGGTAGCAGTATATCCGATCTCATTTAAAGCATCAGCACACTTCTCGCCCTCAACCCATATAATTTTATCAGAAGCAACAATATTTGGTATGTTATATAATGGTCTAACATCAGGAATCCTTGGATATGGCGAGTCTGTAAACTGTCTAAACTCTTTCTTAGGCTTTCCATGACTATCCATAACTGGATTACCAAGCTCGTCTTTTATATTATATCTTCTGACACGGCATAATATTTCCCCATCACCTGACAGGTATAAATGTTCGGAGTCATAAGGTGTATTTACGTCAATAGCTCTTTTAAATGTTATTCCTAACTCTTGTGGTATGTCTTGTTCAACTGGAGGAGGAGCCGTTTCGTCCAGATAATTTGCGAACAATTCTTTTATTTCAGGTAAACGCATACCTCTACCTTCCATCAAAATTTTAACTATACCCCCGATACCCTGTGATCCGTTGAAGTCTGAACCCTTCATAAAATAAGGTGACCTTGGATTAATATCTATTTTAAGAGATTTACCAGCCTCTCCATCTAATGACCCGATGGTGAACACGTCACCCCGAACAATTCCATGTGGAAATGTATTTTTTAATTCATCTATTTGCACACTGGCTGGAACTTTTTGACTTATCATATCGACTAATTCATTGGCTGACATGTCTCTATTCTTATTGCCAAGTTTTATAATGTTCATTATACTAACCTCACTTCATTGGCTGAAGTATATGGGGGAGATGCTACCTTCTCCCTCATATTAATTACTCCAACAACTATCTTGAAACTCACAATATTTACAAGCAAAGTAATCACGAGAATGTGCTATACGTGGCAACATCTCATTTGCTTTTGTGGCTTCTAATATTAAAACTGCTTTATCACTGATCTCCTGTGCAAGGGCTTTGTTAAAAGGTATAAACTCATAATATATATCGCTTGTGTTTTTATTAAGCACAGTAAACAAACAAGGATTGTCTGTTAGTTGCATATAAGCTTGATACAATGCAACTTGTGCAGCATACACAGGATTAGCTATTACCACACCTTTCGTTTGAAACTCTCTAAACTTTTTATCATTGGCTGACTTACATTCCCACAACATAGGATACTTTGTCTCCAAAGGTCCGTTACATATGACACCATCTATATGACCTTTTACTTCTCCTTCTGCTATGCTAAATCCAAATTGTTCGCCATTTTTATCCTGGACTCGCAAATCAAACCCAGCTTGTCTTAGCCAACCAGCCACACTAAATTCTATTTCGTGACCAAACTGAAATATACGTAGTGTCTTAGCATCAAAGTCCCGATCATCATCAATAGTTTGACCCATATACCGATATTGTATCTTTCTGGAACAGGAGTCTCCTAAACTAGAAGCACCAATATATGTTCTTTTTTTGACCTCCTTGTTCCGATCAACAATAGCTTTATCTATTATATTTGATATTTCCTGCTGCAACATTTTAAAAGGGTATTTCGTCATCTTCGAGTATGTTTGAGTTTGGATTAAGGTCGAGAATGCCACTATTGTCTCCACTAGCTGATTGAATGGCATCAATTATGGCAAGAGCTTCGTCTCGTGTCAAATGCTGCAGTTTTTTATCCCAACCTATTTTTGCAAATTGTTCGGACAGTATCTTTAATGTATCGTGTCTGTCCCTGTTACCATGTTGTTCCATCTTTTTCCTCCTCCTTCTGTTACCATAAAATCAAAATAATGACTGACACCTAAAAATTCAGCCACTATTGTACCACCTAATAATTCATCATCCGTGTCATCAATAGCTTTCCCGATAAATTTATCAATATGATCTAATACATGATCGTTATCATCCTCTAAAAATATTGGCACAACTATACTACCCTCAAGAATATATTGAGTATTACTTTTAGATTTCATGTTTAATTGATAATCCACGTTAATTCTTGCCACTTTTACCCTCTGCCCATAAAGCTCCGTATCCTATTACATCTATTGGATTATCCATATTTTTTGGATTTTGAGAGTCCCGAACAAGTTTTTGCACTATGCAAAATTTATATATGTCATCATAAGTAAGTTCTGCTTTAAGTTTATGTCTCCATAATACATTCATAATTTTAGCTATTGACTCATGTGTATCTTTTGCATCTCCATGTGTCCTAGCTCTAGCTCCGTTAATTAATTGTTCGGCTTTTTGTAATGCTTCACTACGCTGCATTCTCATCTCCTCCATAATAATCTAAAACTCTGCCATCTATTTCTTTTTTGTTCCACAAGTAATTTAACCAGCATGCAGCTTTATATTTACTAAAACTTAAGTCCAACTGACTTACAATTTTGTTCTCTCTAGCCAAAGCCTCTCTTTGTTTATCTGTCATAGCTTGGTTGAGCCATCTTTTACCTTTCTTAGCTCCATCACTATCTTCAATTTCCCTCAAAAAATCATCAGCAGAAGCCAAAGCTTGTTCTTTGGTCCCAACACCTACAACTCTAAGTTTACCTCTTGTACGCTTAACTAAGGCTACAGAAACGTCATCTAAATGTGCTACTAAACCAAAACCATTAAATCCACTAGCTGACATGCACCTGCCATTGTTAAATAAATCAATCCATCTAAACGGAGATCTATCAATAAGATCAACCTCTGTCATCTCAAATGTTTCAAGCATCTCCTTTGCCTGCATCTCGATCTCATGTCCACACATAGGACAAACACGGACACTCAAAGGTATAAGACATTTACAATTAGGACATACTTTCTCAGGTCCTGATCCTTGTTGCATTTTATCTTTGCCATCAAGATCAACACCCTCATCTAAAGATCCATGTGTCAACACACTCGTGCCAAAGTCTAATACAATACAATCTTTTTTAATTATTCCAGGATGTGTCTCAGGATCTATTGTTCGCAAACCACGACCAATCATCTGCACCATTGTGGATTTGTACGAACATGGTCTTGTAAGCACAATGCAACTGACAGGTGGTGCATCAAAGCCCTCTGTTAATACTGCAACATTAACCACGACTTGTACGTCACCATGTTCCAGATCATGCAGTATTTGTTTTCTTTCTTCCGATGGTGTTTCACCTGTGACAATTTCTGCACGGATTTTAGATCTTCTAAACTCATCACATAAATCATGTGCATGAACCACTGTGCTACAAAATATAACTGTCTTTCTGTTTCCTGCTTTTTCTTGCCACTCTTCGACAATCTTTTCGTTGATTGCACGTTTGTTCATTATCTGCTCGACCTGTCCCATGTCAAAATCTGACACAGTTTTACGAACATTTTGTAAATCCTGCTGCACTCCGACATCAATTACGAATGTCTTTGGTGGTACAAGAAAACCCTCTCGTATAAGATTAGCTATCTCGATCTGATGTGAGCAGTTGTTGAACACACCTTTTAAACCTTTTCTATCTCCACGGTTAGGTGTAGCAGTAAAGCCAACAATCTCAACTGACTCATTAGCTTCTTTAACTTTGTTTATAATTCTGACATATGTATCTGCTATGGCATGGTGACTTTCATCTATCACCATCATGTCTACTTTGGACATATTAGCTAAATTGTTCGGTCTGGATAGTGTCTGCACCATACTAAATACTGTGCTACCATCCCAGTTTTTTTCTGAAGCATCTACGATAGACGTAGATATTTTTGGATTAACACGAGAAAATTTGTTTTTGTTCTGTCCTACAAGCTCATCTCGATGTTGCAGCACTAAAATCTTTTTGCCTTTTTTGTATCGTTTGCCAATCAATGCAGATAGCATAATTGTTTTACCTGCACCTGTTGGTGCAACAACTATAGTATTCTTATGCTTATCCAAAGCATTAGAAGCATCTTGTACTGCTATTTCTTGATATGGTCTTAAAATCATCTGTCTCTCATTGGCTATAAATGGTGGGTAGTTTTAGGGCATCGCACTACCCAAGCGACTTGCAAGTAGACTAAGGTCAGTTAGCCCTTGCTATGCTTTCCATCATTACTTAGCCCAATCAGGTACTGCATTACTATTAGTAGTAGGTGCAGGCGATGGAGTAACAGGTGCAGAACCACCACCACTTGGTATGTAACCATCCATACCTTGTGTCATAACAACTCTGCATTTATTCTGATCAGCATATTGAGGATTATTAGATTTCTCAATACCAACTTTTACACAAACATTCATACCATTTATGGTGGCAATACCACCTTTTTGCATGTCTATTTGTCTTACTGCTTGAGCTTGTGGCGAAGCATCCATTGCAGAAATATCATTATGACTTTCTACAACTGCCTTCAACCACTGTAATCCAATCTTTTTTGATTTAGATACACCATTATCATCTTTGGCATCGCCATCAAAAAAATGATTAGTCCAAAATTTACGCTTATCGAATGGACCACCAATAATAGTGTACTCAACATCAAGCCATTTAGCTGATGAAGATGGTGTATCCTTAAATATAGGTGTATTACTTAATTCAGGAATTACCACTGCGTGTGGTCTAATGGTAATAATTGCTCTTGCAATAGTACCTTCAGGGATAAGTTCGAAATCAGAACCACCCCCATTTTCAATATTATTTAAATCAATCACTGGACTTCTCCTTTCTGTGTTGGTTGTGATTGTGGATCAACAAATGTTAAATCCTTTTTCTGTGCAGATCCATTAAGCTTATTTATAAGTTTACCAAGATGTGGCTCTTCAATTACATCAAGCTTACCTGATCTATCTTTGGCTGGGTATCCCCATTCGTTAAGAGTTTGACATACAAAAGCTCTGTATGGTTGCACACCATCTGTACCACCCATAACTGTCATTGTAATAACTTCATCAACAATTCCAGGTAGTTCTCGTGCAGTTTTAGAGCCTTCAATTTGCAACTCGTAGTTGGTACGACCATAGTCATCTATCTTAGAGTCAAGTATGCCAACTAAAATAACATTTTTATCTCTAATATGTTGTAGATGCGTAAGCCATCCCATCATTTCTCTTCCGTGCATACCATAGGCAGATCTAGTATCAACTTTACCAGACCTTTCTATAACATTATCAGGGTGAGACATGCAGTATTGAAAACATAAACGTCCTGCAACTGTAATACTATCAACAAATATAGTATCGTATTTGTGCATTTGAACTAATTTGTCACCAAACTCCTGCATTACTCTTTCGTAATGGATATGGTCATAAGGCTCTCTTGACAAAGATGGATTGACACCACCAATGTAACAAACAAAATCACGACATTCTTGCCATGTTTTAGGTCTAATTACATCAATAGGAAAATCCTTAATTGCAGTATCGCCTGCCTCAAGGTCAATAAACAAAGTCTTATCAGGATCAAGAGTGCGAGCAAGAGTTGTCTTGCCCACACCACTTTGACCACAGATGACCATCTTATGACCTCTTTTTTCTGCCATACGTTGCTCGGCAGTTATTATTTCTAAAGCCAATTAAGCCTCCTCTGGTTGTACAAGATCAATATTTATTGTTCCTTGCTCGACAGTTCTGGCTGGCTGAAGCTTATCAATAATAGCTGGAGGAGCATTTGTATATTTTCTCTCTTCCACGGCATATGTTACTTTTGCATAATGCCTTGCATCTTCAGGGTCCATGCTATCGAAAGCATCTCGCAATGCCTGTTGATCCCATGTTACTTTTTTATTAATGGAAACCTTAACTTTATCTTCTTGTTCAGAAAATATAGTAGTTGTACCAAAGTCTTTACCTTGTCTCTGTAAATCTTTATGAGCATCGTTAAAGAACCTTGCTGACAAAAGACTGTTAAGCTCTTCCATCTTCTTTTTTTGTCGATCAATCTCCTGCTTCAACAAGATCTTCTCCTGTAAAAGCTGCTGATCGTTCATGTCATAGAAATTCTGTGCCATACTAACCTCACTTTCGTTAAAATTTCTACTTGCAAGGTTAAATATAGACATCATTACATATATGTCAATACCTAAACTATCATTTTTTTATTTTTTTACTTGCAATATAAATATATTGTATTATGT